TCTACTTCTATTTCTACTTGCTGAAAGCATTAAGAAAGCATTTGAAAGGCTTTCAAAGTCTTTAAAATTTTCAGACAATAACAATCTCGTTCTCAACGAGTTAGGAAGTTGGCTAATTATACTCAATGCAGCCTTCTTCATATTCGGATTGAGAGATTGATTTTTAAGCCAATTCACAAGCACGATATAATTGTCTTCGAGGTAGAAAACCTTTCCAGCCTTTTCAAAGTCTTCTAAAGCCTTCCGAATGGTTTCTTTCGGCAAATCGGTATCATAGGCTATCCTCTTGATTGACAACTGATAAATACCCAAAATATTAGTATTCTGATTCGTCAAAAGATATAGAAAGACCAGCTTTTGTTCTGACGAAAGCTCTTCAAACCACTCATCATCCCAAATTTTAGTGTTTATTGACCGTCTAATATCCATACCTATACGTTTAAAAGGTTATAGGAAGGCTTTCAAAGGGTTTCAAAAGCCTCCCTAATAACTTGATTATTATTGTTCTATGATAACGACATCAGGGCAAACAGCCTTGATTCTATCGAGAACCGCATCAATTTCACGGTTTCTCATTTCTTCTACGAGATCATTAGCCTCAGGAGAAATCAAGGTGCATGAGAAATCGGAAGCATTGATATAAACCTCGACTTCAAAGGTCTGCTCTTTCGTTCCCTTGAATACAGGCATTTTGAGATTGAATTTATCTGGCAAATTAGACTGAACGGCTTGATTTATGAGCAATTTTTTATCGCCACGATTATTATCAGCCTTTTCTATATCCTTGTCAACTTTCGCACGGAAGTTCTGCAATTCGGAAACGAGTTTCATCGCCTTATCTCTGGTTTCAAAGCAGGTACGATTCATTTTGAACAGGTCTGCCATCTCAAAATTGGTGATGTACTCACCGGCATTGATTCCGAATTTCTCGAACTTATCAGAGAGGGTTAAAGAACCGCCAATCTGAGTACGGTAGAAATCTTTCTCATCACAGATAAGAATAATTTTCAGGTCATCACGATTTACAATGACATGGCATTTCAACTGTTCAATGGTATTTACTCTCTTTTCAAGCCAACGGGCAGGAGAATCAAGTACTCCGTCAATCTTTACCTTTACAGGCTCACGGAGTTCAAGGGCTTTTCCCTCACGAATAATCAGTTCTTGACCTGCTGCTACATTTTCAGCGATAGTTTGTGCAATACCTTCTTTTAATTCTGATTTCATAATCTTTTTTTTGTTTTAAGTGATTAGTAAATTAATTGTTATCTGGAAATACTTTCCCATTTTGAACCTCTTCTTTGAAAGAGGAACAGGGTTTGAAAGATGGGACTTTATGTTCGGGAACTGTGATAGTTTCTCCGGTGGAAATCACCCTTGCCTTTTTCTCTTTTCGGATTTTCGTTTCAAATGTTCCGAATCCACGAATGAAAATGCTTTCACCATTTATCACTGATTCCTTCGTTACCTGAACGGTGGCATCAATCGCTTTACGAGCATCCACTTTGCTCATTCCGGTAATTTCAGCGACCTTATCCGCTAATTCTTGCTTTCTCATAGATTAGCCCTCCGTTCCGGTTCTTCTGAGTTCCATTTGGATGGTTTTCTGCATTTCTTCCGGTGTAGAAGGACGGGAGAAAACCATGATACCGTCAGAATTGTAATAAGCGGTCATTCTTTCTTCTTCGTAAACGAACTTATAGCAAGCCTCATTCACGAACTCAGCCTTTTCTTTGAGGGCTTTAGTCAATTCTTCACCTTCTCCCTCAAGTTGCTTAATCTGGTCATTATAAATCTTATCGGAGGCCTTTTTGTCGGCTCTGACATCTCGCAATGAGATATTATTATCAACCAGAGAGTTTTTCATTTCCTCCATTTTTTCAGGGGTAAACTGCTTTGTGTAGCCTATATCTTCAATAGCTTCACAGTTGTCTCTTAGAAAGTTCGTTCTTTCCAAACCTTCTTTTAAATCTTGACCTAAAACTTTATCCATAATAATTTGATTTTGTGAGGGAGATTTTACTCTCCCTCTGGTGATTTACTAATATTCTTTACTTCATCATGGCTGATGGATTTCGCTTTTTCGAGCTTCTTAATCATTATCCCGGCTCTTCTTTTGAGATTGAAATCTTTATTATTCTTTACCGGTAAGTCTTTTAGGGCGGCAAGGAATATGAGAATCTCATCTCTCTGCTTATTGCTAATGACATACATAGATCGCTCATGTTTTTACCTCAAAAGGAATCTACGTGAGCCGGAAGAGGTTTTCAGATATTTAGTATACAAAGCAGGTTGCTCGATCTGGAATAACTTGCTATCAAATTTCTGAGAATCTTTAGGGGCTTTCCATGTGGCAAGGGTAGAACCTTTATAGGTCAATGCCTCCGAATCCTGCATCATAATCTTTATTTGAGATTCGAGATTATCCTTTTTCTCTTCCAATAATGCAATCTGTTCTTTAACCTCTTTAAGCTCGGAATAAGCCTTTAAAGTCTCGTCTCCGGCTTCGATAAACTTTCCATCAGAATGCTTAGCATACTTTTGGATAACATCTTCAACCGTTCTGACTTCCGGCTCAACGTCTGCAATAATATGGTTATTCCAAAACTTCGTAACTTCTTCAATCATCCAAGCATAGAACTCAGGCACAAAAGCAATATCTTGATAACCAAATTCACGTCCAGAGGATAGCCAAGCGATAGAGCCGCATTCTCTTTGCATAACTCCAAGCTGATACTGAACCTGACAAAACCAATACTGAGGAATATTTTCAGGGTCTATCTGGAATTGAGTTGTCTTACATTCCAAAACTCCACGATCATTATTCTTTTTATTAGTCAGCCAAAATTCGCGATCAGGAGATACCCGTAAATAATCAAGTTCCGGATGTACGAAGACGGTTTCTTCTGCCGAACGTTTGATTACGGTCTTTCCGGTCTCATCTTGCCAGAAACGGGCTACCGCATCTTCCAGATAGTGTCCGGCTTTCATTGCGAAGTTTTCTTCTTTCGGTGGAGTACGCTTTGTTTTTCTTAACCAAAGCTGATAAGGGCTTTCCCATTTATTCACTCCAAGGATAGAAGCCACCTCAGAAGAACCGATACCCTGCCTCAAACTCAACCATTCTTCGTGATTCTTTGCTGTCAGCTTTTTAGGTTTGCCGATAGCTTGAAATATATTCCCTTCCATCATTCACCCTCCTGTTCTTTTACTTCATTTCCAGATTCATCATCACCCAATACAGAGGCGAGCATCTTTACAGAAGTTTCAATTTTAGCATCTTTAACGGCATCCGACACAACTTCCAGAATAGATACATCCTTTAAAAGAGTTGCCTTTAATGAAGCATACAATAAATTAGCACTACCTTGAACTATGCTTAATGAAGCTGTAGTTTTCTCACCTTTTTCTGCGGCAATTACGATAATTGACTTTTTACTCTCAGAATTTTCCGGCATAAACGAAGCCATGATTTCTTTCATTGAGTTTTCTACTGCCTGAATGAATTCAGGTCTTTCTTGATTCGCTTGATTCTTTTCCATTGTTGTTGCGATTTAATTGATTATTAATTGATTTATTGTTGTTGCAGACTTCCGGATATTATTTCTTAGTATCTGCGGTCTCAGCTTTGGTAGTACCACCTCCGGCATTCTCTTTATCGAATAATTCTCCGGTCTGTGTATCTACGACAGTCCCATCTTCGCATTCTTCGTATTGAATATCTTCAACCTTAACGGTAGTGATATTCTCATTCTCTTTTCGGAAATTGTCAGGAGTGAGAATAGTCTCATCGGATGCAATTACAGCCTGTTGGTCGATATTCAACGGCATGTACTTTGAAAGCTGCTTGAGAGCTTTAGCTTTTGCCATAGCTTCATAGTCCGTTTTCCATGCACCTGCCGGTTCTCCCTTCTGCATCGGGGAACGCATTCTTAATCTTTCGACATCACTTTTCGATAATACCACGAAATTGTAACCGCCATCGGTAAAGTGAACAACCCCGTAAACATGGGTGAGCTTCTTTGAAGAATCAAACTGAGGCTTATGAGTGAGTTTCGGTTCAAGCCCCATTTCACACACAAATTCATCACCTTCTCTAACGACTTCGGCATATACCATTTTGATTTTACCGGAACGACGGGCAAGCTCAACATATCCACGATACCCAATTTGAAACTGAACGTCTTTCCCATAGGGAACGAAATAGCAGTAGCCTAACGCATCCACCGGAGGAAAGCCGAGAATACTTGCTTGCATCACAGAACCGAGCAAACTTGCCGGAGAACATTTAGCAATAGCTGGATTGCGGTGGATGGTAGTAGCTGCCATCTGGAGAACTCTGTCTGCTGTCAGGTGCTTAGGGAGAACAGCCGCTATTCTGTCTTTCATCCCGGAGAGATAAGTTGCAATATCTCCCTGAGTTAAGCCAACCAAACTACCCGTTTGCTTTACTCTCTGGCTTACGGTCATTTCCGTTGCGCCTTGAGGTTTTGAAGTAGCTTTGCTCATTGCCTCTTTTACTTTGTCATTACTTTCATTCATAAATTATTAATTTTAAGTGAATTGATTTATTTTCTATGGCTCATCACATAGGCTAAAGCCTCTGATTGCACCTCATCCGCTGTTGAAACCCTATTCTGTAATAGCCACTCATCGAGTTCTTCACGATTGAAGTAAATCATCTTTGCGCGTGGCTTGGAATGAGGGATTTCTTTGTTAGAGGTCATCTTGTACATTTGAGATTTACTAACCCCGACATAAGAGCAAGCCTCTGAAAAATTCAGTACCTTCTTTTGCCCCAGAAGACCGACCTCAATCCTATCGAGTTGTTCTCTCAGCATTTCTATCTCGCTCATACTTCTCCCCTTTCTCCTGCCTGTCAAACCTTATAGCAAGTATCACAGTTAGGATTAGTCCTAAACCTTCTGATACCGTACCGAATAAGCCGGGCATAAAGCTGAATACAGCAAGGATTAATATTGTGATTATTAATTTCTTATTTCGATTCATTGTTGCTGCGGATTAAAAGGTTATACTGCGCTTCGAGCCTGCATCTTTTTCTCCATACGATTACGGATTGCGTGAACCGTAGAAGCTGCGGCAATTCCGAATTCTTCCATCACCTTGAAAGTAGCCTTGGTGATATTCATATCAGGCTTTTCTTTCAGCTCGATAAACCGCTCATAGACCTGTCTATCTTTTTCTGCTTTCGTAGGAATCTTATTAGCCATTTTTCAATCTTTTACGAGTTAAACATTCTATTACAATCTCAATTTTTCCCTGAATGGAATCTAACCTCTCAAGAATCTGAGAGCAAAGACTTTCTTTTTTCATTGTTGCTGCCTCCATTTTTAACTGATTCGTGTATTTTTAA